GCCCCAATAGTACAAGTTACTCCTGTAACAGCCTGCTGTGCAGTATCTGCAAAGATTAAATTTCCGCTAGTAAGAGTACCAGTAATAACTGCATTAGAACTAGGCGCACCTAAAACTGTTGCACTAGCACCAGTAACATTTTGCGTTACAACTTCATTATTAACAATACCAAATTTAAGAATAGTAACAGCACCAGCAATTGTTTGATTTGTATCTACTAACGTAGTTGCTGTACCACTACTAGCACGTAATGGAGCCGTAGGAGTTCCCACACCACCAGCAGGACCACCGTTATTTGTTACTTTATAATAAGCTCCATCTCCTCCAACTGTACTAAAAGTTACTAAACTATTTACTGGAAAAGTTCCTCCCGGAGGCAAAAAAGTTGCCTGATTAATCATCCGAGACTTATGTAATACAATATCATTACCTGAAATAAGACGACGACTTTCTGAACGCATATAATCCATAGAACATGGACCTTGCGTTAAAATACAATACATATCAAAGCCAGTTTGATAACCAACTGCATTATTTGCATCAAACCCGTTTTCCATTGAAGATTCTTCTACTCCATCTCCAAAAGAAATATACCCGCCTCCATAAGAAAGAATACCTGCATTAAGACAACCTTGTATATCGCCACTATAGCCAATTGCTAATGCGTTAGTCGCAAAATTAGTCGAAGTACCAATTTGCCATGCAGCAGTAGTATAACTAATAGATTCACAATCTCGACAATAAATATTAGAACCTTGTGCCCCTCCACCAGATTTAGCTATTAAAAGACCACAACCAGTAATACCATTTCCCAAAAAATTAACCTGATTAAAATCAATAAATTGTGGTGCTAAATCGCCATGTGTTGTGACTCCGTCATAATCTAAATCTACTTGACAACCAGTATTAGAGGAACTATTTGAAAAGGATAAATTTTCAAATAAACCATAAGCATCTGATTGTCCGTCAATAATACGCTTATTAACACCACTCTGCGTTATTCCAGTAGCAAGCCTATTAATACCATAAATCTTAAAACCTAAGACATCGTATAATTTAAGTTCATCACTAATTGTGTACATCTGCCCAAGACGCAATGGTCGATTATATGTTGATAGACCACTGGCATTTGTACGTGCTTGTGTTTTACCTCCACCAAATGCTGCCCAAATAGCAGCTTGTAAAGCTGTCGTATTTAAAGCTGGAGTAGCATTAGCCGACGCTCCCCACCATTCTGGATATACATCAAATGTAATTCCTGAACCAGTAAAATCAACTACACCATGACCAGTTTGACTATCAGCATTATAAAGTATTTGATGCTGGTCTGGATCAATTATACCTCCCCAAATAGTTGCTGTAGCATTTCCAGGTTTTAGAGATACTAAACTATAAACCCAAGTTCCCGGAGAAGGATTCACACTAATAGTTTGCGTTGCAGAAGTTGATCCTCCGGCAGAAGCATTATTATATTCTGCACAAATAAATCCACTAGTTGATTGTCCTGCCAGTCCAGCAGGTTGTGTATAACCTGCTCCAACCGTACAAGTTTTAGTAACAAAAGGTTCACCACCAAAAGCAAATAAGAATGCTCCTGTAAGCGTAGTAACTGAACCACTACTCATAGTAGTTCCAGTAGCATTATTAGAAGCATTCGTATCAGCAGAAGTAACTGGTCCCATACCAGATATTTGTGCTGCAAGCATCATGTGAGTAGTTAATGAACCACTAGCAGTTGCTGTAATTGTGCAACTTCCTCCAGTAACATTTGATGCTACCCATAATCCTTGATTACGTGGTTGATTGGCAAGAGATTGAAAAACATGTATATAAAAATTCCCACAACTATCCGTTACTTTTGTAGTTTTAAAAGTGAATCCCGGATACGGCGCTTCGGCAACAAGTAATGTATTTCCTGTTGTAACACCTAACGCTGGTAAAGCACACGTAGTTCCTGAACCACATTCTACGCTAGTACCACTAACATAAGTTCCACCGCCTATCGCAGTACTAGAACTTATAAGCTGAATAGCTCCACCACCAGAAAAATCTAATGTAACATTCTGTGGAAAAAATGTATTTCCTATACGACAAGTCGCGCTTGAAGTTGTAGAACCAACAAAACGAATAGTTGCTTCATTTGTACCTATCGTAGATAGTAAACTATTTATACCTGCGCTAGCATCAGTTCCAGTAACTCCGTTGCCATCGCAAGTCATCCAATCTCTAGTGTCATAAATAGCTTTATTTTGTGGCACCCATAAAGATGATCCCGTATTCCATGTAGGAAATTGAGAATTATTAGTACCGGGATTTATATTTCCACCCCCACCTCCGGTGGAGATGTCTTGCCAGATAGTGCCATTAAAAAACCTAATCTTATTAGTATTAAGGTTATAATATGCAATACCCGGGCCTAAATTTAGTGCTGCTTCTGTATCATTATAGAACTTAGGATAGTTAAACGAATTTCCAATAGCACTAATAATAGATGCATTAATCGGCCCACTAAGGTCTATCGTAGGCCCAAATACATCTTGAAGTGAACTAGCACAAGGTAGATTAGCATTACTACAAACTGTAAAAGTCCACTGACCGCCTAATGGTGTAACTCTATGATCATCAGTTAGGGTAAGAGTAAAAGTACCCGAACCATTCATAGTTCCATTTACATTATATGGGAAAGCTGCACCATTTAATTTATAAGTGAAAACAGAGATATTTCCACTGCTAGGTGTAAATGCAGCAGTAACAGTACCATTAGTAAACACCTGTCCATCTGGATACATTATTGTTCCAGTGACAGAGGTAGTTTGTGCAAACACAATATAAGAACTTAATATTAGCAGAAATAATATTAATTTTCTCATGATATTAATATATATAACAAGTCGCTCCAGCTTTAGCTGCTGCCGTTGCTGTCGTTCCTGCGGCTGTCATTTGAATAGCAAAAGTACCTGCGGTTGCAGAAGCAAGTAATGTTCCCGAGGTAGAAGATTGAAATACTGTAGCTGCTGGTGTAATTGTTCCGCTCGTTAGCAACGTAGTTGTACCAGAGGCAGAAATTGCAGTAACTGCTTCAGTAGCAGTATTAGTATTAGTTGTTTTAATTTCCGCAGAACCATTAGTAGTTCCAGTCGGAGTTTGTGAAGCATTTGCTATAATAGCAAGAGTATTAGTTCCTGAACCTGCTGTTATAGCCCAAGGAATTTTACACTGCCAAGCCCATGCTTTTGCTACCGCAGGCAAAGACCAAGTACATACAGTTGTAGCAGTATTAACCGGAAGTGTTATATCTGCTGTTACCCGACAAGCATTAGCATCACGTAATAATCCTGCTTCATTTCCAGCCACATTTGAAACTCCCACAGCAACAACACCTGCGGCTGAACGACTTATAGCAGTATCAATTGTAACAGCAAGACTTACATCAGTCCCACTTGCCCACATAATAGGCCAGTTTGATGCTGCTGTAAAACCATTTCCAGCACTAAATGCATATGGAACAGAAGAAGCACCACCGCTACAAATTAGTAACTGATTACTATTATTAGAACTAAATGCAGTTCCAAAATTTCCGTTAGTGGTATACCCATAAGTTGGTGCAGTACAACTACCATTTGGACCAGCCAAAACATTACTATTAGTAACTGGATTAGTAACTGTTCCTGCTACAGCAGGTGCACTCATTGTAGCGCTTCCACTAGTACCACCAACTAGCGCAGCAATACCACCAGCACCAACCTTACCAATATTTAATGTCGTAGATGTTCCGCAATTAGCTGCGCCGAAAACTAAATTAAGCGCACTAACACCACCAATCTGCATATCTAAAATCTTCGAAGCCGTTGCTGCTGCGGTACAAGTTGTATTAAAGAGTAAATTTGTAAATGCTACGCCTGAAGCATTCCAAGTTTGTGTGCTACTAATAGCTGGAGTATTAGCTACTATACTTCCTTGAGTTAGTGTAATATTAGTTTGATATGCTGGTGCCGCTGATCCACCAGTATTATTGCCTAATACTGTTCCTGCTGCTGCATTAGATAAAGTAAAAGATAATGCCGGTGTCGTCGTTGGTGTAGCAACTGAAGTTGTAAATAACGGAGATAATGTTCCAGCAGAGAACGAAGTAACGCCTCCACCACCTCCAGCAGGATTATTAGCATAACCTGTAAGATTAGTAGTTAGCGAAGCTGTACTAACAGGAGTTATAGATGTAATATTGACACGTACAAAATTAACTGTTAGTGCTGTAGAAGTAATATTACCATTACTAGTACAAGTTTGCGCAGCGATAATATCGCCAGTGTTCCAAGTTATACCATCAGCACTACTATCAACTCGTACAGAACACGCTGAAAGTGTTCCTGTAACATTCCAACTTAATTGGTGAAATTGCGCTCCCGTACCAATAATATTACAAGAAGAAAGAAAATCTCCACAAGAAGTGCTTACGGTAGTACTATTATGCGTAACTGCTGAATAGACATATTGGATAGTCTGAGCATCGCTAAACTTCGCGTAACAAACTAATATCGCAGCTAATAGCGAAGCTAGAAAAATTCTTTTCATAGCGAAGCTCCTTTAAGCATGAAATACGTTAAGCCGACCGTTTGTTATTCCGTTGTTCTTTACTAACAAACCATTATTAACCCAACCAGCATTACCAGATCTTACGGTCTGAAGATCACTTGCACCATTAAGATTTATAAATTGACGTGGAGAATTACCATCAATGTTATCATATCTGAAAAGCGTAGCTTGATCCGCATCTGCAATATACTGCATAAATTCAACTTGAAAAATCTTCTGCGGTCCACGCCATACGACAAGATAAAAAGCACCATTAATAGTAACAACGTCTCCCGGATTATTTCCACTGCCGCTATTAGCTGCCAAAGCTGCTACGTCAGTGGATAATACTATAAGAGGATTTCCAGTGAAATCAGCCATAGATTATCTCCTTAGAAGGCTCCTTTTCTAGCGAAGCTAGACATTAACAATAGCGTAAGTAAGAACTACTTCGAGAGTTCCCGCACCTACGGTGTAATTAGCTGCACCATCATTACCAGCAAAAACACCTTGTCCGAGTGCTTGTACATCTGTTAATGGTGTTGCTGCCGAACCTGCAGGTAAACCAGTAATACCAATGACAGAACCATTAGCAACCGCAGTTAGGATAGCTGATTGATCAGCAGAGATTGCTTTAGCATTAGCAACAGCACCAAGAAAGAGCTTAAATGTGCCGGCATTAAGCGTGTACGCCGCAGTCAAGAATAGATATCGAAGCGTAATTTCTTCGACATAAATAACCTGATTCGCTCCTGGATTTGGAAGTAGCTGAACTGGCGTAGTTTTAAGCGCAAGTAACTGCGCGCTAGTAAGAAGAACTCTAGCAATAAGAGAAGGAGTTGCAACACTAGGATTAGTATTTGCTGCTCCGGCAGGAGTTTGTGGTACTGTTACGCTACCATCTACGTTAAGAGATGCAATAATATCTACGTTATTTTCATCCAAAATCTGCCAAACAGGACTTACAGAGATTCTCTGAGCCATGTTAAAACCTCCTAGAATATAATATCGTCATCCGTATTACTTCCACTTTCCAGTGGAGTTACTAACTTTTCATTCGGTTCTAATTCGTGGGTAGGAATTTCTAATACTTGTGCTATGTTAGCTTCTCTTTGACCAACTAGATAATTTCCATGATTACCATAATCAACACAGTCCCACTTCTTACAGAGTAATAAACCACGCTGCCAAACCATTTCAGAAATCTTTACACGAGAACCACAACGAGAACAATAATGATATTCAACTTGATGAAACGATCTATCACCACGATAAGCTGTCGTTACTACGATTGGTTGATTAGGCATTAGATTATTATAGCGAAGGCTCCTTTAGTATGAAGGGTCAGTCATATTATAAAAGGCGGGCAGAAGAAAAGGAGCCTTAAGCCTAACTTCTGCCCTATCCATTATTAACTCTCGTTTGCTTCGTATCACCCGCGAAGGTAGGCGAAGAAAGAGAATTAAAATGGAATCTTATTTAGTTTCAATATGTTTTACCGCGCCAGCTTCTGCTTCGTTAAGATGTTTAAATCGTCCCTGCCATGCACACTTGCATTCAGCATAATATTTGTAATTCAAACCTTGCTGAGGTTTCACTGTCACAATATGCTTACCATCGCTAGTCTGCATAGTAAACACAATATCCGAAGGATCTTCACCATGTACAGCTTCTTCAACTTCATCTTCTACTTTATGAATTTCAGCCTTCATTTTACTCAGAGCACTAGATTTTGCAGGCGTTGCTTGTTGAGCAGCTTCTGTAACATTAACCTGATCAGCTACATCAGCTTTAACTTCGGGAGAGGTTCCTAATTTATCATCCAATCCACCCATCACAGACTCCTTTCAGGTTTAAAAAAGGCTCCTTTTTTCGCTCTGGCTTTAGTTTTTATGCGGAGTTAGCTGCCATACCTCTTTCTTTCTAATGTAAACAAACCATCAGAATCTACGGGCCATTGCTACCCCAAACTCCAAGCCAATGAGAAGCACCAGCAGCAAAACGCATCTTAGATTTTTGCTTCAGTGCATCCGTATCAAAGTCATCATCATAATCCATGTCAGGTTTTTTACGCCACATGAATTTAAGCTGATGCATATCTTTTGCACAAACTGCAAACCATGCAGTGTCAGAGGTGAGATAATGGCCAACCATATAGCCAAGATCTTCACCAAGCAATGCGTTAATTTCATTGGTCGCAGTTCCCGGTTTACCGGGACTTCCTAGTAGTTCTCTTGCAAGAAAGCGAAGCGCTGGAGGAATAACCAGAGCTTTAGGCTTAAGAACAATAGGAAGACCAACACCGTCTACAATTCGTTCAAATTGATTTGTCATTGCAATTACAGCCGCAAGGCTCAAATCAACATCTACTGCGGGACGATTAGGAAAGGTTCCCGCAGCAGAAATAACTCCTGATAGGCCAGGCCCGTAGTTTGTGGCCGTTGGTCCACCAAGAAGAGGATGTTGGTTATTAAAGAGACTTACACCATCAATCGTTTTGACGGTTGAAAAGCCAAGATTAAAGATATTCCACGGAACCATTTCTTCCGTGAACCTTTGACTACGCGCTAGTGCTTTAGGAATCTGTTTAATTACGCCATATTGATCGTCTTCATAAAGCTCAAAAGAAGCACGAGCAGCAAGAGCGTAAGTTAGAGGAATATAACGTAAGGTGCCACCTTGAATAACCTGTGTATAATTAACAGGAGTATTTTCAGGTTTATATGGCATCGGGCCAGTTCCTGCAAATTCTACGTCGTCTGCATAAGCAGTAGTAATATTCTCGACGTTAAATACAGCAGGATATTCTAGGTCCCGTTGATAAGTCTCTAACCATTGGTTAAAGAGCTTATGTATGCCAGGCGCCATTAATTGTGCATACTGGCCGCGAACCATAGTCATAAAATATTAAGTCTCCTTGATTTATATAACGAACAACAAAGTAAAACAAGGCTCCTTTTTGGTTAGTTAAGAATTATGAATATTGCGATGCAGAACGTAGGAACTTAAAACGTACTCTCGCGTTAGGAATAAGACCGTCAATTGGTGAAATCTCGACTAGCTCAACCACAGTATTAGTACCTGCGGTAACTTTAGCTCCATCCACATACCAATAAATAGGAGCCGTCAAGTCAGCCGTAAGGCCGAATTGAGTATTAAGCATAGCTTGTGTTGGAGTTGCTCCTACTGAAGTTCCAAGAGCAGAATTATCAAACATTGCTTCGAAGATAGTATCATCAATAGCAGTGTTAAATTCAATCTGACCAGTTACAAAAGGAGCACCACGGGGAATATTAACAGCCAAACTTTCGTTTGGTACTGAACCAAACGTAGTTCCTGTTCCTGGAAAACCTACGCCTACAAAACCACTTGGCGCGCCAGCTCCTGAAGATGCTAAATTGTGAGCATCTTCCATAGCAACACCAGCAATTACAGCAGCTACGCCACCACCTGTTCCTGCCCAAGCGATAATATTTCCAGTTCCATCAACAGCAACTGGAGTACCTGCAAGAAAAGTTTGTCCATTTTTTTCGTTAATTGCTCTAGTATTATCAGTGTTACCACTGATGGTTTGTACAACTGTAATAGGGGCATGATGTGCTAAAAATGCAGCCATTAGTTTTCCTCCTTCGGATTATTTTACAACCTTAAAAACTTGCGTCAGCGACCTTCGGCAAACTCTTTATCTTGTGCTGCCATCTCTCCTGTTGACGGTGCATAAAATTCTACAGTGTGTCCAGCTTTACGCATTGCTTCCAAAACATCTGCGCCAACTTCGTTGGCTAGAGTTCTTTTTGCCTGTGCAATAGCATTAGGCTGCCACCGTCCAACCATTTCAAGAGAGCGAATGATATTCTTCTTTAGAATACCCATAAGATGAATAACATTCACCTTCATGAGCACAACATCAAACCATTTAATAGTTCCATCTTCTTTAAGAAGATGCTCGCTAAATCCACCGGAGATGTCTTCAGCAACTGCGTTGCTAAATCCAATCGCTTTGAACATTGCATAATTACCGCCTTCGTAATTCTTATAATTAACCCAACGAAAGCGAATAGATGGATCTTTCGGCTTTACTTGTAACATCGCAGGAATATCAAAAGATTTAGCATCAATAAAAGGAAGATCAAGAATATCCGCCTCTGTTAAGTTAGCCAAATCTACTTTAGTAGCAGCACGCGCTCTTGGGCCATTCTGATCTTGTGAAGACGGCGGAGGGGTAATTTGTACATCTGGATTAAGATGATCTGTTGTTTGCTGACTAGAGAATCCTGCTTTATTCGTAGTTACACGGACATCAGGTTGGAAAGGAGTTTTAGCTTCACCAAGTACGTCTTTAGTTGTATTACCTTTCGGAGTCATCTTATCTAAACGATCAATAACTTGCTGTGTTAAGTTAGGTGACGCCTGCGAAGGTTCTGCAAGTTTTTCCTTAGCAAGATCGCTAGCGTTAGCAAGGTCGCTATCAATAGCGGCAGGATTAGAAGTACTCTTTATATTCTTAGCGATATCATCAAGAGACTTAGACATACTTCAATCCGCCTTTCGACTTTGCATAATCTTCGGGAGTCATACCCCACTTCGCAGCTATTTTAAGTTCATCAGCAGTTAAATTATCTTCAGGCTTTGTAGAGGTATTACTATCTTTACGAATGATAGAAGTTCCTCCAGCCTGAATAATATTATACTTGCCTTCTTTCTTGGCAGTATCAGTAGCAATTTCATCCGCGTGGCGACCTTTAACGAGATAATAGATATTCTCAATTAGCTCGTTAGGTTTACCTTTCTGCACGATCTGATATTTATCCCATTCTTTTTTAATCTCTTCTTCAAAGAGAGCAAAGTGAGGAAGCGTATTTTTTGCGTTCTGATACGCCATATCCGCGGCGACGCCAAGCGTATGTAGTTGAGTTCCTGCAATGGAAGCTTGTACAATCTTCTTAATATTACCAGAAGGGTCTTCCATAAAAGAGACTGGATCAATATTAAAAGGATCAGGAGGAGGCTCAGTTTGACGATTATTATTTCCACCATTGTTATTGTTGCCATCAGCATTCTGCCGCTCTGTACTATCAAGCTGTGTGCGAGATGTCAACGCAGCAAGACTATCCTTGATACTTGACAAAGAATCAGTTACAGTTTTAAGTTCTTCTTTAGAAGCAACGCCGTCTAGTTTGCCTTCAAGATTTTTAATCCTATCAGGATCAAGACCAGCTTCCTTAAGTTCTTCAGGTGTTACTTTTCCCCATGCCATATTAGTTTACTCCTGCTGGCTGATTTTCAGGCTTGGCAACTTTAGGCATGTTAGATTTTGTATAACCTTCTGCCTCTAACTGTGCAAGCTCTGCTTTAATTTTATCAATTACTTTAAGTTGTTCCGGTATTCCAAGAATCTCTTTAATCTGAAATAAACGACCTCTAATAACATCCGAAACATCTTCACGTTTATCGTTCAGATAATTATTAGCAAGCTCAGTCAAATAAAGCGCTGTCAAATCTTCCAAGAATTTTGTATAATGCGTAGCAGCATCATCAAGCATCCAATTAACGATTGCCGTTTTGTGGCTGTATAGTTCCTTGAATGGCTGGAACTGCTCCCGGTTGTTCATTGCTTCTAACTGGGAACGCAGTTGATGTGCTCTGTTCAGTTTCATTGGATCTGTTGCTGACATTTTCATTGGCTCCTTTTGTTAACATTTTAACTACATTTAACTCCGGTTGTAATCTGGAGATATCATCATGACCAAAGTTTCTTAATATGCGCGACATTAGCTCGCCACTTGCAGCGATTACACCAATAAGAAAGGTTTTTAATTCCGCAGGCATTTGTGGATTTCCAAGACCTTGAAGAATCTGCGCGATAGTCGCGTGATGACGTTGCATTACTTGTACAAGCAACATATCATTTTGCTTTTCAAGTTCTTTATTAATGCTAGCATTCGCTGCCCTTATTGGAAGGTCTATCCGACCTTGGCGTATATTCTCTAATGCTCTCTTAAGATATTTTGCTTGCTCTCCGAAGTATTTTAATCTATCTCCTACACCAAACTCCGCATACTGTTTTGCCGCTTTACGTCCGAGTTTAAGGTGCATGTATCTGAAATCGGTAATATTAACATTGACTCTACGATTACCAGACTGCAAGACACTGAAAGTGCCCATAGCTGAAAGCTGGCCTTTTTTATTAGTAACATCTCCACCCATCGCAGACATACCACTATCTACACCAGCTCTCGCTTTAGCAAGTTCTATAGTTAAAGTTTCTTCTTGAACAGAGCTAGGATAGGCTACACCAAGTTGATGAAGACCAAATTCTTCAGTAGATATTGGCAAGACTGCCATTGGATAAACACCAAGATTAGCATCTATCTTGTTATTACGGCCAACAGTAGCAACACTAGTATTACCAAGTGTCCGATTATCATTTCTCTGATTATGCCCTGTGGTGACTTCTTCTTGGTAATACTTAAGCATCTCAGCGAAACCATAACCAAGCAGACCGTCGTCAGTATAACCAAGCCTTCCGAACTCAAAAGGTTCTTCGTTATCTGGATAAAAATTAAAAATAGCGTTGCACTTAATATCACTACTCTTATGATAAAGGAAGATAATTTTCCACTTAGCATCGTTATGCCAATAATAGAACCAACACTCGTAGATATCCCATTCTGCTAAAATATTAGCATGTTGAGCTTCTACATTTTGAAGTTGTTCTTTTTGCTGACGTTCGTTAGACGCACCGTAGCGATCTGGAGATTTAAGAAGCTTTTCTTTAGTCTCTTCAGAAAGATCAAATAATCCTAAATGAATTTTTTCAAGGATTTGCTGCTTGGTTAGAGTATATTTATGATACTTGAATTGTGCTTTTTCCCAAGTCGGCGCACTTGCAGTGGCGCCCCAATCTTCGATTGGGATTTTTTCTGGCCTAGGACCATCATATTTAATGAGTTCTGTTGTGGCAGGAACTCCACTATTTTCAATAGCTGGTCCTGTAACCTTCTTCTCAATTTCCGTTTCCCAAGGCTGTTTAATAAGGACTGATCCAAACTGGATCATATCGTTAGCTGCAAGGCTTTCTACTCTATAGAGATCAAGCTCTGACGGCTCCATCCCCATTAAATTCATAAATAATTCAAACGCAGTTCTTTGTGCTCCACCTTCTTCTTGTTCCGGCCAGTCACCAACTAAGGATGATGTCCATAAAGGCATAATCTCATAGATAGTTCCTATGATACGAGCCTTAAGAGTATCAACATTTTCAGCGATAAGCTGAATGACTGTATTAGAAGCATTCGGCCAAGGCCAATCACGAGTTTCTTGTTCTGGTTGTCCTTTATAAAGACGACGAAATTCAGGAATTTTTTCGGTATGAAACTTATCATAAGCATTAATCATAGCTTGCAAGTTCTCTTTTACAAAAAGATGCAAAGCTATATCTTCGTCGGCTCCAAAGGAAACCTTTATGGGTCGTGAGACAGGCATAATTATTTCTTTTCTATAATCTGCACGTCAGTAGCAATTTCAACCTTGGCCTCATCAATTGGTAAGACAGCCATCATCCCTTTAGTTAGGGGAGAGCGTCTAAATAG